GGACGCTAATCCTTGTACGCCGGACCCGAGTATCCAGCGTGATAGGCGGCCAGGACTACTCTGAGCCCGGCATCTTTCGTGCGCAATGGTTCTCGACCTGCACGGCCACGGAATGCCATCCGGGACTCTATGTGGCCAACAAGGCCAATTGGTGCGCTGACTTCATCTCGGTGGCTCTGTGGCTGGATAATGCCGTGCAGGTAAGCAAGGGGCTCAGGACGCCGGTATTCCTCCGGGTCGACGAAGCCGAGTTCGAGTTCCTGGCCGCCGACTGTATGGACGCTGAGGGGACTGTTGTATTCCCGCGCTGACCCGCGGGCCTCGTCCCGGCAGGTCCGACCCGAAGATCCAACCTGCCGGGGCACACACATAGGAGGTAGGACGATGGCTGACGAAGGGTTGAGCTTTAGGGACCGGACGGCGATTGCGATCTTCGTAGAGTTGGTGTGCTCGTGCAGGCAGGCGGACCAGGAGTTGGTGGAAGAAAAGCAGTTGGAACGGTACGACGCCTACAATGCGCGTGTTGCTTACGACGCCGCTGCCACTCTGGTCGCCGAGCGCCAGCGGCGCAAAGTGGAACATGTAGAATGAGCGGTTTGTGGAAGTACATCCCATGCGACGACTCGGGACAGCCGCTCCGTAGATCGTGTTACGCCCTACGAACCAGGAGAGTGACCGTGAAGACGCGCGAAGAAATGATCGAGCAGTATGGTGAGGATGAAGGCCGGGACGAGGTGGGATATGCTGACGCCACAATGGACGCCGAAATCAGGGATACCATACACAGTCTGATACGGGAGTGTTCGACGCTGCGGCGTTTCCTGGTCATCCAGGGATACGGCGAGACGCCGTTTGCCCGGCGCTTCACCGCCAGCATCGCCCAGGCGAAAGAGATCATGGGCATCCCGCTCGATCCTCCGGAAGCCGAGGCTCTGCCATGATCGTGCGTCACTATTATCGGGGGCGCCGAGATTTCACTGCCCACACGCCGGGCACACCGTGGGCTGTTTACGTGTTGGCTGCGATCTGGCTCGTCCTGCTGGTCACGGACTGGGACCAGACGATTGGCGTCTGGATCATCGAGAGGGTGTGGCCGTGAATTTGCACCTTGACATTGACGCGGGGATGAAGTATCATTTGAGCGTTAGGAAGCCCGCGATCCAGGCGATTTGCCTGAACCGTTGTGATACCCCTCGGCTTGGACTGAACTGGCCGGGTGATGGGCAGGCTGAACGCCTTCGCGGGCTTCCCTCCCTCACCCGGCCTTTTTGCGTTCGGGCCGAGGGGCTTTCACTCGGGTCCGTGCTCAGGCTCTGCTGCGGCACCTATCGACCTGCATACCGCTCGGAGGCATACCAAGCGGGAAATATGATCCCACACCCGGTCTCGGATACCGTAAAGCCGCTCGGGAGAACCCCGGCCGATGCGACGGCGCAGAGACAAGGCAGTGGCACGCGTCCAACCGTCCGACGCGAGAACGCCACAGCAAAACGCAGGGCAATCAAAAAAAGCGGCTTCGGGTTACCGCGCAAGCGGAGATACGTGACAGGGCCGGTCGAAAGGCCGGAGAAGGCTGGGCAACCAGCCGTTGCTCCCGATGTGTTCAGGGGGTTGGGGGGAGGCGGGACGGTGGGTACCAGAAGGTGACGGCCGAATTAAAGAAAGGCTTGGGAATGATGACTGCGAAGATCGAGAAGCCGCACCTGTGTCAGGACTACGTAGACCTGATAGAGGGATCCTACTACCGGACCCATCGTCTCTACATCTGTCGGGTCTGTCGTGAGATATGGGCCGCGACGGGGCGGCACAAGCACGGGGACGATACGGTCGCAGAGATGGCCGGGATGACGCTGGCAAGGCTGGAAGAACTGATGGAGGAGGAGTGATGGGTGTATCCGCTGCTGTAATTGGGTCGAGGTCGAGGTCGAGGATGAGGACGAGGTCGGGATTGTGGTTGGGGTCGGGATCGAGGTCCTGGGCGTGGTCGAGGTCGAGGTCGAGGTCGAGATCCAGGTCGAGATCGGGATTGTGGTTGGGGTCGAGGTCGGGATTGTGGTTGGGGTCGAGGTCGAGGTCGAGGTTGTGGTCGGGATTGTGGTTGGGGTCGGGATTGTGGTTTGGGTCGTGGTCGGAGTAATAAAACTTAGAAGGAGGAATCAAATGAATCTGTCAATACCCGATCTATGTGAGTTACTCCTGGAAATGAATCAGAGCGGCGAATGCAAATCTGGCCATCCATTTGCAGTTGGGCAGAACTACCTGATTCGCACCGTCACCATGACAGTATGCGGGTGTTTGTCGGCCGTCTACCCGAACGAATTGGTGCTTGAATGTGCATCGTGGATCGCCGACACTGGCCGGTTCGCAGACGCACTGAGGGACGTAGAAAAACTCTCGGAGATCGAACCGTTTCCTGGACAGGTTATAGTCGGTCGTGGTGCCATCGTGGATGCGTGTTGCCCCACGTGGGACAAACTTCCGACAATACAGAAGTAAAGAATTGCCGCGGGCATAGGTCTGAGGGGGCCGAGAAGGCGACCGAAGGGGGAAATCGGGTCTGTCGAGGGGCTGGATGAACAAGATGCGAAGGCGGGCCTATCCTGCCTGAGCAGGGGAGAATCCGGCACCGTGACCCGAGCAGAAAAGTCGTCTTGCCCGCGGCAATCGACAACGAGGAGACAGACGATGGACGTAGACGTGATGGACCGTGACAATTTCGACGCTGAGTATATAGCACTGGACGATCCGAACGAAACTTGGGCCGGGAGTGAGTCAGAATCTTCCGAGAGAACAGTCCAGATCCTGACTCATTCCCGGATGGCCTGCAACCGAGCGTGCCCGCATAGGCACTATCTGCGCTACGAACTTGGTCTGCGGTCTATCTCAGACGGCCTGCCCAGGCGCATCGGTTCCGCCTTCCACAAAATGATTGAGGCCGAATCGAAAGACGAGAACGTGGCAAGCGTGTTGGCCGAAATAGAGGATCCCTACGACGTGGCTCTCGTGGTGGCGATGTACGAAGGCCACAAGCGACGATGGTTGGGGCTGGAGTTGGATGTGGTAGCCGTAGAGCAGGAGTTTGAGATGATGGTCTTCAACCCGGATACAGGCGCTTCAACGCCCATCTGGAAACTGGCCGGCAAGATGGACCGCATCGTTCGGCTGGCCGATGGGCGGTTGGCCCTGATGGAGTACAAGACGACTTCTCGCGACTTCTCGCCCGGCGCTGACTATTGGGTGCGTCTGCACATGGACCAGCAGCTTTCGATCTACGTGATTGCCGCTCGGAATGCAGGCTACGACATCAATACCGTGCTTTACGACGTGACACGCAGACCGGCTCTTCGGCCGCTGAAGGCAACGCCAGAAGAGAGCCGGAAGTACACGAAAACCGGAGCCCTCTATTCGAACCAGAGAGACGTGGACGAAACGCCGGAAGAGTATGCGGCGCGCGTAACGGCCGCTATCGAGGCGAACCCGGACTACTACTTCGCTCGCATCGAGATAGCTCGCCTGGACGCAGACCTGGAAGACTGCAAGGCTGAAATCTGGACACAGCAGCAGGTCATTCGGGCATCGCAACGGAGTGGCCGGTGGTACAAGAATCCGGACGCCTGCTTCGAGCCTTTCCCGTGCGACTACATGAGTTGTTGCGCGAACCGGGATCTGGAAACACAGACTCCAGACGGGTTCGAGCGGCTTGAGAATCCACATGTCGAGTTGTCGATGTACTCCCGGGATGGGGGATAGCCCGTCCACGCCGAGCGTCCGGGCAAGCGGGCGCAATCTACAAGAGAGGTAGAAATGGCAGACGCAAGACCTGCACCTCCGCCGAGGCGAACTACACCGCCTCCGACCGCAACAACTACACAGCCAGCGGATCAGAACCGTTTCGCTGTTGTCTCCGGAAGGAAGCCTGGACCGCAGCGGGTGGTGATTTACGGGCCGGGTGGTATCGGCAAGTCCAGTTTGGCCGCCCACGCTCCGAACCCGGTTTTCCTGGACATCGAGTCCGGAACCCGAGAACTGGACGTAGCTCGTGTCGAAGACGTGGAGTCCTTTGCAGACCTCCGGGCTTGCCTTCAGTCGAGTGTCCTGGACAAGTTTCAGACGGTGGTTGTGGACAGCGTGACGCGGGTCGAGGAGTGGGCTATGGCCTACACGCTCCAGATGGTCAAGACGGAGAAAGGCGATACAGTTACATCCGTCGAGGGCTACGGCTTCGGCAAGGGTTACCAGCATGTTTACGACACTTTCCTGCTGTTCCTGGCAGACTGTGACCGCCAAGTGCGGGCTGGGCGGAACGTGATCCTGATTAGCCACGACTGCACGGCGGATGTGCCGAATCCGATGGGCGAGAATTTCATCCGCTTCGAGCCCCATCTTCAGGCTCCGAAGTCAGGGAAGGCGTCGATCCGGAACCGGGTGGTTCAATGGGCCGACCACGTTCTGTTTCTGGGCTACGACGTGCTCGCAACGAAAGATGGGAAAGGAAAAGGTGGTGGAACCCGGACTATCTACCCGATGGAGCGCCCTGACCACATCGCCAAGTCTCGCATTCTGAGCGAGAGTTTGCCGTTCGAGCACGCTGACGACAACGCCGTTTGGGGCCTGCTGTTCGCCCAGGGAGGTGTCCGTTGATCCGCATTGACCGCGAGGGAATTTTCAAGGCCATTCCGATGGCATGGAGTGTGCAGACGAATGAGAAAACGCAGTCGGTGGCCGTCAACATCGACTTCCAGATCCTTGAGCAGTTGGACGGCGACCAGTGGGTGAGTTGGGCCGAGTACGAGCCGCATTCTGTTTCTGGCTGGTTCTACGTGGTGAAGAAGGACGGCACGGTCAACGACACGCAGGTCGAGCAGTTGGTGAAGTCGCTCGGGTGGGATGGTGACTTCCGTCGGGTCACGGGAGCGCCTCCGAATGTGGTAGCGCAGGTGACCGTAAAGGCCGACGACTACGACAACCGGCGGACGTACAAGGTCTCCTGGATCAATCCGGAAGACTATAGCCCGATACCTGGAGGAGCAGACGACCAGACATTGGACGATCTCCAGAACCGCTACGGGAGCCTCCTGCGTGCCTGTGCGTCCAGCGTCAAGGGCAAGGGCGGTCCGCCGCCAGCGTCAAGACCGACGATGAGCAAGACGCCGGCCCCGATTTCAGATGGAAACGACGGACTGCCTTTTAGCTGAGCCGTCTGTCTCGTAGTAGTCATGTATTGACTGACAGATGGCGAATAAATAAGGCGGGGACGCATCGAGGGCTCTGTCGCCGGAGGTCGCTGGGTTCGAATCCCGGCCGTCAAGCGCGGACGTAGCTCAGCGATTAGAGCGCCGGCATACAGAGAGCGACCTGGACGCCCCCTTCTAAACTGTGGAACCGGTCTCCTGGCGATGTGCTAACCTACCCCAGAGAGCTTTCGTCGGGAGGCCGGTTCCAATACCTACGGAGAGAGATGATGACAAAACGTGAGGCGCTACAGGCAACCTGTGAGCACGTCCAGAACGTCCAACGAAGGCTGAGGCGGTTTGCCAGCGTTGATGGAACGGGCCATCGAGCACGACAACAGCAAGTTCGATGATCCGGAGTTCTCAACCTTATTGAAGCCGTGAGCCGACAAATCACACACTGGGGGACGTGCTGGAAGGAGCCTGGGCACGAGGAATGTGCCAGGGCTCGATTGTTCGTCGTGTCCGCCATTGTGCAGGCGCAGGCCGAGGATGAAGGTTTGTGGTTTGTCGCCCGCACGGCGCCGGAAGGATATCTCCAGAAGGAGTTGCGACGGCTACACGAGGCGATCGAGGACGTGTCACAGGCGGAGTGGGCGCAAGATGCATTTGGAGGTGGAGCATGAGCATTGTAAAGCCATACAGGCTGACCGTAACGGACTCCGATATGCGGACGGTGACGCTGGACCTGACGCGAAAGCAGCGATTCAGCCTTTTGCACGCGGTATTGCGGGTTGGCATGTCGGACAAGCTGACATCCGCGACCCTCCGCGTGGGCTGGGCGCGCATCCGGCTGGAGAAGGTGAGCAGGTGAGCAAATGTCTCGTAGCGATAGCGCCCTGCGGACATATCCGCATAGCCGATCTGCTGGATCCGGCACGGGACGACAAGCAGCGGATTCGAGAACGGGCTAAGTGGGTGGCCGAGGCGATCCAGGATGGCCTGGAGATCCAGACGGTGGATACCGAGGTTGTCAGGGTCCAGATGGGCGGGTGCGAGAAGTGCGATCCGAGACACGTGCCGAAGCAGGAAAGGCTCGCCCTGTGAAAATCCTCGCCTTTTCAATCCCCTACCTGCCGCCGCTTAATACGGCCCACACGCGCCGTCATTGGGCTGTGGCGCACAGGGAGCGGCAGAAAGTCGTCAAACTCCTGTTGGCCGCATTGCCGAAGGGGGCGCGGTCGAAGCGTCTCCAGAAGGCCCGCATTTGCCTTTGGCGGCATTCCAGCGTAGAGCCCGATGCGGAAAATTTGGCTCAGTCGTTCAAGGGCCTGATTGATTCGCTGGTCAGCCTGGGCGTGCTGGAGGACGACGGGCCGCGAGTTCTGCAGCGCAAATATGCGTGGGAATATGCACCGCGAGGCAATGGCTTCGTGAGTGTGACCGTGGAGGAGGTCCAGTGAGAAACGGGAAAGAGTATCCGCGGGCTCGTTATGATTTCCACGAAGATACGCCCTACGATCCCGCGCTCTGCGCTGCCGAAGCGTGGCCGTCGTACGACCAGTGCCTTGAACCGCCAGGCCACGGAGACCGAGGGCTGTTCTGCAAGCGGCACGCGTTGCAGTATCCGGAGGAAGTGAAGTGATCTCCATGAAGATCCCGCGCCGCGTGCCCCGTGGCTCCAGCCTGGGGCGGTTGGTGACCGAAGCGATGGGCGAGGCCGTGAAAATCACCGGTCCCGTAGCGCTCGTCGTGCTGGCTGGCGAGGACGAGATGTCGGTCGAGGTCCGCTACGTGCAGACGGCTGAGCAGCCGAGGACGGTCCACGTCGATCCCGTGGCGCTGGCTGGCCTGCTGGCGAAGGCCCTGCGCGGCGTGGCCTATGACGGGCAGGTTGTGAGCCTGACCGTGGTGGTCCAGTGACACCGAAGCGCCCCATTTTGCGTTATCATGGCGGCAAGTGGAGGCTCGCTCGGTGGATATTGTCACATTTCACGAAACATAGGATATATGCCGAACCCTACGGAGGTGCGGCGTCTGTGCTCTTGCAGAAGTCGCGAGCCTACTGCGAGGTGTACAATGATCTCGATGGCGAGGTGGTGAACTTGTTCCGGGTTGCTCGGGATTCTGGCAAAGATCTAGTTCGGGCGCTGGAGCTAACACCGTTCGCCCGCGCTGAATACCGAGAAAGTTTCCGCGAGGAGGTTTGCGATCCCGTAGAGCGGGCACGCCGAACGGTAGTCCGGTCATTTATGGGATTTGGCAGCAACGCTCTTTGCCGACGAAGCGGGTTTCGAGCCAACAGCAATCGCTCTGGAACGACCCCGGCGCACGATTGGCAGAACTTCCCAGAAGCCCTGGTGGATATCATTGAACGGCTAAGAGGCGTCGTGATCGAGAACCGTCCCGCCTTTGAGGTTATGGCCGCACACGACAGCCCGGAAACGCTACACTACTGCGACCCGCCCTATCTATGGGAAACTCGATCCAAGGCGATGCACGGCCATCGGGGATACCGCTTTGAAATGAGCGAATCCGATCATGCCGAGATGGCCGGGTTCCTGAAGACACTAAAAGGATCCGTGGTCGTTAGTGGCTATCCGTCGCCTTTTTACGACGAACTGTTCGATGGATGGAAGACTGTCAGTATAGCGGCACTGGCCGATGGAGCGAAGCAGCGTACGGAAATGCTGTGGTTGTCTCCTGGCTCTCATGGTGCCGCCCAGACGAGGCTCGCCCTGTGATCTCCATCCACGTCGTCTGCACGCGCCGCTCAGGCCG